AAAGAATTGTTTGAGGAAAATCAAGAAAAATATACAGTTATATATTCGGATAAACGATTTTTTGGAGATTTGATGAAAATCACCAAATCTACTATGGTTCCTCAAATATTTGTTAAAGGAAAATATGTAGGAGGTTATAATAATTTATTAGACTATTATGATAAGGAGAACAATGAAAGTACCTAATACTAAACCTGAAAATTTACTGAAATTTTTATAATATAACATAGGATTATAATGCAAATTGAAGTACAAGCAAAAGATTTACAGAAGAAAAAAATATTTGTAGCAACACCTATGTATGCTGGTCAGTGTGCAGGAATGTACACTAAAGCCTGCATTGACCTTGCTACAATGTGTGCTAATTATGGTGTTGAATGTAGATTCTTTTTTATATTCAATGAATCACTTATTACAAGAGCAAGAAATTATCTTGTAGATGAGTTTTTGAGAGCAGAAGAATTTACTCATTTGATGTTCATTGATGCAGATATTAATTTTAATCCAAAAGATGTGCTTTCACTTGCGGTACTTTGTGATGATGAAAGACCTATCATCGGAGGTCCTTATGGTAAAAAATGCATTGCTTGGGAAAAGATTAGACAAGCCGTTGATGCTGGAACTGCCGATGAAGATCCAAATGAACTTCAAAAATTCACAGGTGATTTTGTTTTTAATCCTGTAATGGGAACTAAAGAATTACAAATCAATGAACCGTGTGAAGTTTTAGAAATTGGCACAGGTTTTATGATGGCTCAACGAGAAGTTTTTTCAAAATGGAAAGAGGCATACCCTCAGTTCCATTATAAACCTGACCATAATCGTTCAGAACATTTTACTGGTGACCGATACATTCATGCATATTTTGATACTGTCATTGATAATGACAAATATATGCCTATGGGTGCTTCCAATGGTTCAGACAGATATTTATCTGAAGATTATGCATTCTGTCAATTGGCCAGACATATTGGTATCAAAATCTTTTTGTGTCCTTGGATGAAGTTAGGTCATGTCGGTACATATGTTTTTGATGGTACAATGTCAGACCTTGGAAGAATAGATCCTTCGAATAAATGGGCATTGAAAAATATGAAACAATCTCAGCAAATGAGAGAGGACAGAAAAAGAGAAGTTGAAAATGCTAGAGCGGTTCAAGAAGTTGAAGAAATTCAAAAAAGGAGTGAATCTAGAAAAGAAAGGAGAAGTAAAACCAAAAAGAAAAAATAATTGACAAATAATGTTAATATGTTATAATATGAACAATACAAAATCAATATGGAGTTATTATGAAATTTAGTGAAGAAACTATGTCAATTCTCAAAAATTTTTCCGCTATCAATAACGGAATTTATTTTGAGCAAGGTAATGTTGTCAAAACAGTATCACCTAAAAAATCAATTTTAGCAGAGGCTAAAACTGAAGATTCTGTTCCTGTAGAATTTGGTATTTACGATTTAAATAAATTTCTTGGTGCTATCTCATTATTTGATTCTCCAGAACTTTCTTTTGAATCTAATCATCTTGTTATGACCAGTGATAAGGCTAAAGTAATCTATTCATTTTGTGATGCCAGTTTAGTTGTAAGACCGCCTAATAAAGAACTAGCATTACCTAATGTAGATGTCTCATTTAAATTATCAAAAGATATCTATGATTCAACTGTAAAGGCGGCACTTGTGCTTCAAGTTCCAGAGATTGGAATTGTTGGTGATGGATCTAAATTGAAATTACAAGCGTATGAAAGTAAGAACAATTTGAGTGAGCAATTTAGTTATGAACTTGGTGATACAACTGACACCTTTTCTATCATATTCAAAGTAGAAAACTTTAGTAAATTGATGAGTAAAGACTATAATGTATCCATGTCTTCTAAAGGTCTTTCCAAGTTTGTTTCTGATGATGAGAAACTTGTCTATCACATTGCAATAGAAAATAATTCTACATTTAATGCTTAATTATGCAAAATCGTGAATCGTTTCTTTGGGTGGAGCGTTACCGTCCAAAAACAATTTCGGAATGCATCCTACCAGACCATATAAAATCTCTTTTTGAAGATATAAAAAAACAAGGTCGTATTCCCAATCTTATTCTCAATGGTGGTCCAGGTACTGGTAAGACCACTGTTGCAAAGGCACTTTGTAATGAGGTTGGGTGCGATTATTTGTTCATTAATGGTTCCGAAGATTCTGGTATTGATATTCTCAGAAATAAAGTTCGTGGATATGCTTCTACTATGGGTTTTGATGGTGGAGCAAAGGTTGTCATACTTGATGAGGCAGATTATCTCAATCCACAAAGCACTCAGCCAGCCTTGAGAGCCTTCATTGAAGAGTTTGAGAAAAGTTGTACTTTTATTCTTACATGCAACTATGCAAATCGTATTATATCTCCTTTACATTCAAGATGTCAGGTAGTTGAATTCAAAATAAGTAATTCTGAAAAACCTGCTATAGCCCATGCTTTTTTAAAAAGAATTGTATATATATTAGACGAAGAGAAGATAGAGTACGATAAAAAGGTAGTTGCTAACATTATTATGAAACATTTTCCTGATAACAGGAGAGTGTTAAATGAACTTCAAAAATATGCATCATCTGGTATAATAGATGAAGGCATACTTTCTCAAGTTGCAGAAGTCAATTTAAAAGAATTGATGTTTGCTATGAAGGACAAACATTTCAATGAAGTTCGCAAGTGGGTTGCCGACAACATTGATAATGACCCACAAAAAGTGTTTCGCAAGATTTATGATGTTTCATCCGAGTATGTCCAACAATCTTCAATTCCGCAATTAATATTAATACTGGCAGACTATCAATACAAATCTGCATTTGCGGCCGATCAAGAATTAAATCTAGTGGCTTGTCTTACAGAAGTTATGGTAGAATGTCAGTTTAATTAAAGGAACAAATGTTTAAAAAATCAATACTCATAATGGTTTTGATGACAAGTATTGGTTATGGATGTATAAAACATGAAGCAAAAATTGATACTCCACCTGATACAGATAATGCTACAGTTGAAGCATCACCTGTAAGACAATGGGATCCAGTTCGAAAAGAATTTTGGACGGCAATGTTATTTACACAATTATCTAATATTTCTGGTATAAGAACAAGATTTGTTCCTAAGCATTTACATTTAATGGTTAGATGTGCAATAGATGAGTATGAAAGAAGATATGAGTTAGATCAGTTTGTAGAAGTTTTTGGGGCTCCTCCAACAGGAGGTTTATCTCCGGACAATGCTAGAATAGCATATGATATAACTTTTCAATGTTCTCAAAGACAAATGTTTCTTCAACAACAAGATTTTCAAAGACAACAATTAAAACCTCTTGACTTGAAAGATTCTATATAATGTCGCCATTCGTTTTTTTGCAAAATTTACAAAATATGTTGTAATATGGATGGATATAAAGGTACTTTTATAGACTCTGAAAAAATGTATTATGAGTCGAAAGTTAATTTTCATAGATTTAGAGAAGCAGAAGAAATTTATGGTTTTTTGTTGACAAATGGTGGTCTTGATTTTAGTGCTTTGAAAAAGGCATATGAATTAGATCCAATTTTGTTTAGTCAATATTTGAGTGTAAAAAAGTCTGATTTAGGATACGGTGAGAAAATAAAATATCAATTAATTGATCAGTGTGATAGTAGACATATTATGATGTCTTCAATAATTTTTTCAAAATATAAAGTTTTTGATAATATTTTGGAAATTGGTGGAGGTTATGGGAATTGGTATAGACTTAACAGAAATTTGATATCTTTTAATAAATGGATTATGGTAGATTTACCATTTTGTTTGGATTTACAAAAATGGTATTTGAATAGAGAAATTGGAGATACAAATAAACTTGATTTTAGGTCTGCATATAATTATACTATAAATGAACCTATAGATTTGGTTATTGCGGCTCATAGTTTGAGTGAATTATCATGGGATGATTTCTTAACATATTTTGCAAAAGTTTTGCTCAAATGCAAATATTTATTTTACGCTGGTCATGCTTGGAATTGTGGCTCAGAAATGTTGTCTAACAAATTAAATAAAATATCTGAAAATTTTGACTTGATTGAATCATATATGGAAGATAATGATAATGTTTATAATAATTTATATGTGAGAAAAGATGACACCATTTGATTTTTTAAATGAAATAAATCATGGTAAGAACGACCTGATGGTTGATGATATTGACCATCAGGTTGAAAAGCAATATAATCCTTTCATTATCAATCGTGGTTTGTCTTTCTTTTTAGATACCATAATGGATGCTAATGAGATGAACATTCGGCACCATCTTGATAAAAAACTTCAAAACTCTTATTATCTAAATAATATCAGGAAACGTAAACGATTCTCTAAATGGCATAAAGCAGAAAAATCTGAGTTGTTAGAAGTCGTTATGGAATTTTATGGATATAGTATTAAACGAGCAAAAGAAGTTTTACCCTTATTGACAACCGAAGATATAGAGCAGATGAAGATAGTTTTAGATAAGGGCGGGATGAAAGGAGTGAAATGACTTATGGCGTTGACCAAATGATAGAGGTCACAATAAAGGAATCTGATGACTTCCTTAAAATCAAAGAGACACTAACACGTATTGGTGTCGCATCACGCAAAGACAAGACACTTTATCAGTCTTGTCATATTCTACACAAACAACAGAAATATTATATTGTGCATTTCAAAGAATTGTTTGCACTAGATGGTAAGCCTACAAATTTTTCAGAAAATGATATTGCAAGAAGAAATACAATCACAAATCTTTTAGCAGAATGGGAATTGCTTACAATAGTTGAGCCAGAAAAAACAAAAGATCCTGTTGTATCTCTTAACCAATTAAAAATACTTTCATTTTCAGAGAAAGAAG